ATGTTAAAATTGGGTGCATTTCAGCAGTAGCACCAACAATAGTAAAATCATCAGTTATTGATATTGTAGTAGGTGTTATGTCATGTGCTATTGGATTAACCATAAATTGAACAACAAATGATTTAAACATTTGTACTTTTTCAAATGGTATAGCATTATTTACTATTGCAGTATATTCTCTTTCACCATCAAGTGTAAGAGTTCCATATCCATCTAAAAATGCTTTTATTTCATCAAAATTAGCAGTTTCTTTTGCATGACATTCTATTTGTAGAGAAAATGGCTGATATGTACCTTTATCAATGCTTAAAAAACCACTTCTACCAGCTACTGAATATATTTCTATATCCTTTTTACCTTTTGAAATAGTAGGTGTTTTTTCAACAATTATTCCCTTATTTTTAAAATCTATTCCATTCCACTTTACCATTAATTACCTCCTCTTGCTAATGCACTATTTTTTCTATAAAATTCAAGTTCTTCTGCTAATGCTTGAACATCTTGATTTCTAGTATTATTAAAGTTTTCAATTTGTATAATTAAAGGATTTGAATTAGCAGTAGGATTGATAGTTGGATTCAAACTACTATCTATTCCATTATTTAGATCAACCATTGCACTTTTTACTTGCTTAATTGTTTCTGGTATTCCTTTTTCAATTCCAACACCAATTCCCTCTGTTATATACTCACCTAAAGGATACATGGATTTTGCAGGGCTTGATATGCCAAAAAAATCCTTAATTGCATTAGTAATCTTTTTACCAACTTTTTTAATTGTATCTTTAACAACAGTTCCAAAATTTAGCATTCCATTTAAAATACCTTTTAAAATATTTTTACCTAATTCTAACCAATCTGTTTCAGTAATAAATGATTTTATTTTATCCCATAATCCTGTTATTAATTGTTTTGCTGCATCTTTTAAAGTATTAATTCTATTTATAATCCCAGTTTTAAAGTTTTCGACTAATGTTTTTGCTGCATCTACCATTTTATCTTTTGCATCAACAATTCCTTGCCATATTTTTTGAACTGCTTTTATAGCTGGTTCAAGCAATTTTCCTAGATACTTTATAATACCAGCACCTAAAGCCAATATTATATATAATGCCACTTCAATTATAGTGTCTAAATTAGACATAATTACATCTACAATTTTTTCTATGCACTCTATAATAGCAGGAACCATGTCAGGTAATGCATCTGCAATTCCTGTGGCAAGAGCCAATATTACCATTAAGCCTAATTCTACTATAGTAGGGAGATTGTCTGTCAAAAATTGAACAAAACTTTTTACTAAATTTACAACTGTTGTTCTTAATTTTTCCTTGTTTTTGGAAACCATATCAAACAACTTATTAATCATATTTGTTATTGCACTTAAAATCTGTGGTAGCAACTCAAATAACAAAGTTATTAATTGTGGGATTACATTTTGTAGTAAAGTAGTAATACCATTTAATATACTTGGTGCTAATTGAATTACAGCATTGCTAATATTTGTTGCTAAATTTGTAAACACTTCTGCAAGTTGTTCAGCACTACCAGTTCCACTTAAAAAGTTATCTAAAGCTGCTTTTGTTTGTGTTAATGAACCATTAATTGATTCACCCATTTGTTTACCTGCTGAACCAGCTACATTAACCATTTTTGTATAATCTACAAGTGCTTTTTGCATATCAGCATAATTTCCCATTTGGTATTTAGTTGCATTCCCTTGCTTTTTATTCCACTTATTGACTTTATCAATGACTTCTTGCATACCTTCCTTACTGCCTTTTATACCCAATCGAAGATTATCTAACATGGTATAGTTTCCTCTCATTACTGCTGAAAATGCATTAGAAACAGCATCTGCATCAGCACCTGTTGCTGCAACTATATCAGCCTGTGATTTTAATATTGCATCTGATAGTTCAGCAGCTGCTTTAGTATTTCCACCTAATGCATTTTTTAATCCAACTGCATATGTGTTTACTTGGTCATAATATTCACTTGCTGAAATACCCATAGACTGATAAGCTGAACTAGCATTTTTTTTCACAACATCAAATGAATCACCAAAAAGTCTTTGAGAACCTTTTTGTGATTTTTCCAAATCTGCAAATGACTTAACACCTGCAGCTACTACACCAGTTAGAGCAGTTCCTACTGCAGCAGTAACTTGAGCAACTTTTTTTACAGCTTCTGCTGCAACATCACCAACTTTTTTTAAAGTATCTTTTAACTTCCCTAAATCAATACCATGTATATTTAATAGTTGAGTTCTCATTTGCTTTAAAGAATTTTCTGTTTTAGCAATTTCAGCACTTAATCTGTTATATGCTGCTTTTTGTTCATCTGTAAGTTTACTATAACTACCCATTTCTTTTTGAGCTGTTTTAAGTGCTTCTAATTTATCTTTTGTAGCTTCAATACTTCTTTTAAGCACTTCTTGTTCTTGACTAGCCAATTTAATGCTATTAGGATTTAATTTTAATGCTTCTTGAACATTTTTAAGTTCCTTGTTAATTTCATTAATTGGGGCATTTAATTCTCTTAAAGATTTATTCAATTTAGTAGTATCACCATCTATTTCAATAGTAATACCTTGAATTTTTTTTGCCATTATTTATCTCCTTTCTTTAATAAATATTAAAAAAAACCTACTATTTATAGTAGGTTCTTTGTATTATCTATTAAATAGATGTAGGTGTTTCATAAACTGTAGTAAAGAAACTATTATAAACTGATACATTTTCAGCAGTTTTTTCTATAAATACTCTAACAAGTTTATCTGTAGGTCTTGGCATTGCTTTTATTGTAAGTGTATCTGTTTGAGGTTCTTTGCTTTCCTCAATTGTTGCACCTGCATTTGTAGGTCTAGTTAGACTACAATTGTAATACCAAAATCTTCTTGCTTTTTCATCACCTTCTATTTGGAATCCAAAAGCAAAGTTTGCAAACTTATCATTGCTTGTTTCTACATAAGCACCATTAGTATCAACATGTTCACCCATTATAGCAGTTCTTATTTCATCAGGGATCATAGCAATTTCTAAATCACCTTCATATCCTTGATTTGCAGTAGAACTATAATAAATATAATTATCTGCATAAAAATCATTAGTATCACCTTGAGGTTCTAATGATAAATTTACTGCACCTTGTACTGCAATTGGTGTTCCATAAGTAATAGCACCACCAACACCTTCAGTAATTGGTGCCATAACTACATTTGATAATCCAAATTTTACTTTATTATTTGCCATAATTTATATTACCTCCTATATTTCATAAAAATTATGATAGATTTTTTCATCACTATCCCATACTTCATCATTTTTATCATATGGAATTTTATTTATTGTTAATAATTCTTCTAATTGTCTTTCTAAAGCTATTTCTTTTTTTTCTGTTATAAGTTCTATTTCAAAATTAAAAAACTGATGATATGTAATTCCATCAGCTTTAAATGTGTTTGGACTTGTTTCTCTATATACAATAAAAGGTATTGATATTTCTTTATCACTTGGAAATTCATTATATGCTACTGGTATATTAAGTGTTTTTAATAAAGTATATAAGTTTTCATGTTCTATCATTATTAACCTCCATTTTTTATTACTTGTTCAACATCTTTTTGAAATTCTTGAATACATTCTTTTTCAACAGGTTCAATATGTATTGTTCCTTTTGATTGTGGATTATATGTACCCCAAGTTCCATATTGGTTTTTTATAACATGAGGTTTTTCAAGTAAGTGAGTTAATTGCCAATCTGTTGCATTGTAAATGGTTGTATGAATAAACCCTTTACCTTTTCTTTTTTCAACTCTCCAACCTTTTCTATAATCACCAGTTTTTTTAGGTGATGTTACTTTTAATTTATTTTTCCCATTTTCAGCAACATCTATTGCAGCATTAGTAATACCTTCCTGAATATCATTAGAATATTCATTTAAAATATCATTAATTTGTAATATACCTTTTCTAGCACCCATTAATTCACACCCATTTTTCTTGAGCATACTAAAACAATGTCAAACTTGGTTTTAGGTTCTACAACTCTAATCACTTCATATCTTTTATTATTCCACTCTATTTCATGTTCTCCATGATAATTAAGTTTTTTAATAACAAATTCTATTGATGGAGAAAGCCCTACCTCTACTGCACCATAAAATTCATTAGTCCTAACACTTTGTACCTTTGCATAACTTTTTTTGGAAGAAGATAGGGCAGATACT